CAAAGTCTTTTCTATAACGGATTGTAAACCTAAAGACCTGATTTATGACCTGCTCTTGCGCTTGTAACTGTCTATTGCCATCGTATGGCTTTATATTTGACCATGTAGCCAAAACAGGCACAAACGTAATCACGTAATCCTGATAGGCATTTTCAACTGATGTGAACGTGCCAAATGTAATGCGTTTATCTAATCTGCCCGGATTCATTAGAATAGAGTTATGCGTCTGTAAGGCGATAGTAACAAAGTTGCAATCGTAGGCATTCCCACAACTGGATTATCTCTGTTCTCATAATAAAAAGCTATCATTTCTTTAATTGCCGTTTCAATATCATCTGGCACATCAGATCCGCCCTCATAATTCCAACCATAACCTGCGACAAACGTAACTGTATTAAATCCCGCCGTATCTGATATGACCTCTGTAAAGCCTTGCGTTTCGATTGTTTCGAATGTTAGCGAAACCATATCAGGATCAACCACAGTTTCAACCGAGATCAAAGGATATTCATATATTTTAACTGCACCAGATACAGGCGTAATTAAACTCATTTGCCTTTGCCATAATACTTGTAGCGTAAACTGCTCAGCTTGATTTACCGCAGATTTTATCAATGATGTAATTAAGCCATCTTCTATTGTATAGTCTAGGTCTAGTCTCAGATACATCTTTGCATCTGCTAGGCTCACTACGTTTAACTGATTCATTCTCTTTAGGTTTAAAAGGTTGTTTTAGATACTCTTTTTTTTCCATTATATAATCGCTAAATTACTAATTTTATTTAACCAATTTTCAAACTTTGGCAATTCCTTGACAGGATCTAATTCTTTTGCCCTTTCCAAAGGTGTTTTCTTAGTCTGGATTGTATCTATGTTACTAATAGCATCTACCCAACCATCTATATTGTTTCTCTCAACGAATATCCCTGCATCTGCGACACTATCTCTAAAACCTAGTATATCAGAACATATAACAGGAATATTGCAACACAGAGCTTCTATTTGAGCCATTCCATAACTTTCATACTCACTAGGTGCAATTAGCACTCTAGTCATTGCTAGATATTTGCGCACATCATCAATTAAAGGTACATATTTTATATTCCTGGCCTTTTCGTCTTTGATCTGATGATAGTAACCGCCTTGTACTGCCATGAACTTTGTTTTAGGCATCCGCTTTGCAATCTCTATTAATATCTGACCGCCTTTGTTTTCGTTATGATTTATCAGCGTAACATACTCAGCATCTGGTCTAGCAGTTGAGTAATCTCTGTAATCTATTGGAGCATACAAAGTATATGTTTCTTGATTGTAATTTAATTCTCGCTTTGTATTCTCACAGTTGTAAACTGTATAAGTATTCGGTCTAATATTTACCTGCGGATAGCCTACGTTATTATGAGCAAAGTTTATAACCTTTTTAGCTTTTAGCCTTTGCTTATTCATTGCATAGTAAGTGCCTGATAGTTGACAAAAAACCAGATCTGCCCAGTCCCATAAATCATTATGACATTGCTTGTAATTATCTTTAGCCTTGTAAACCTGTATGCCTTCAAACGTATAATTTTCAGGACATCTAGTAACCGCCTTAACCTGATGACCTTTGCTCATTAGATAGGTTACAACCCGATGCAAATAGATTTCAGATCCTGCTCTCTGGTGAGGTAAGTAAATGCCTGGACTTAGTAAAATGTTCATGTTACAGGAATAAACAGATATGGTCTTTGTATCTTTAATGTTCTGCCATCGTAATTATGCAGATCGCTTCTATGGTAGTGTATAGCTTGTATTCTTGTAGCCGGATTATAAAGCGCATAACCTGCACTATGTAACTCATAAGCAATCCGATTATCACAACCCGGTATGCCTAAATAAAAGTCACAGAAATTAACATTGCGCATCTTGCCCTTAAATATCCAGACATCTTGACTAAAGCGCTCATTATGTAACTTTAAGCCTCCGATCTTATCATCCCATCTACTCAGCGCTATGCATTGCCTCTCATTTAAAGTCAACTGGCTAAGAGTATGATTAAAATAAATATCTGTATTTGCGACCATTGATATATCATCCCTGCTTGTGACTGTTCTATCAATTAAGTTAAAAAAGTCACGATAGGTAGGTCGCTGAAATGGTATAATGACTAATTTGTCAGAATTTGGCAGCTCTACAAATCCATCAACAAAGAGATAAATCTTATCTATATGCGCATTCTCTATGTTTTTATTTAGGCAGTAGATTAATTCCTTTTGCCTAATTGCGCTTTTATCGGTATAAATTGATGTAAATAAATTAATCATAAATAGCTATGCCTGTACCTGTATGATGTCCTATATGTGTTAAATCGTATTTTTCGTTCTTTAATGCATTCCAGAAATTACTCATCTCGCTATTTAAATGAATGTCATCAAACATCACTAAGCCTTTGTAATTAATCTCTAGCAGATGATCAGCAAACTCCTGCTCAAACTCGCCGTCATGGTAAGTATCTAGCATGATAAAAGGAGCAGTAATCTCATACTTCAAAACATCGCCTTTTATAAATTCTATGTTAGGTATTTTAATATCCGCTATCTCTGCCTGATGCTCAATGTCATAACTAATAACTTTGTTTTTTTTATTAAATGACAAAGCTATGGCAGAACTGCCCTGATAGCTTCCAATGTCTAGCAAAGTAGCTCCGTTATATAAAGTGCTTATATAAGCTAGTAATCTGTAATGCTCAAGTCCAGCATCCATATAAAACCATCCCTTTGGGAAGCCTAGATTATCGGTACTTTTTAGATACTTAGACAGATTAATTTGGTTTAACTCCTCTGCGCTTACTTTTAATATTTTATCAATCATACTGCTTTAGTAAAAGGTTATAATTTTTATGGTACTTATCTATTGCATGATAACCTACTGAGCCATACTCAAACTCTGTTTCAACTGCAAACTTATTGCAGGTTGCCTTATCAGGTAACTTATAGCCTAATTCACGCATCTTATTAGTAAAGTAAATATCTTCATTACCATCTTTTTCCATCCCTTTGTACGGATGCTTTGAGCATATATCATACATAACTTTAGGATTGCGTATGCTTAAACCTCCATTCATGCAACCGGGTATGTTTTTAATCCACGATCCTATAAAGTCCCATTCTAAAAACTCCTCTATGCCATCTTTAAGTAATCCAGAATCATGCTGAAATATTAGCACCCTGTCATATCGTGAGCCTTGCCAAAAATTAGGATTTGTTAATATAGAGTTATATACTCTAGGAGTTTTTATATAGTAAATGCCACCTGCATAGGGCGGTTGAATATGAAAGATATCCCATGACTTCGGTATAAACCTTTTATGCCTTTGGATTGCTTCCTGAGCGACATCTTCTCGGTCATCAATAATTATAGCTGCATTCATACTAAAACCTTGTTATAATTGTGATGGCTTTTTAAATAGCTAGGTAAAACTGATTTGTCAAACTTAACAGGATTCCACAAGTTTAACGCTACACAATGCACATCATCAAATTGGTTATTAGGTTTCCATTTATAGAAACAATCATTTAGCCAGTCTTTTCTAACCTCATGAGCATGACCGAAAACATTATACTTGTATCTCATAATCGGCTCAGGCTGACAGGTGCTAAAATGATAGATAGTCTGCTTTAGGTTTAAGTTCTGAGTATGTTCTTTTCTGTGCAGGTTTTCTAATCTAATCGGTCTGAAGCCATCATAACAAGCATAGTCAAAAGAGCGCCAAAAGTTTACAAATCCATCGACTCCATAAAACCGATCTACGCCCCAATAAGCATACTCAAAAGACTTCTGTAACTCATCCGATTTATAAACTTCGTCTGAATCTACTGTCAATACCAGATCATAGCCATCAGAGTATTTGTACTTTACCGATCTATGTTCACTCTCAGCTCCGTACCTGTCTGCTCGGTCCCAAATCATTTTATCCTTTAGTACATCCTGACAAATGCTAAATATATAACCCTCTGAGTCTGGGCATTGCAATAGCGTTCCATGACCTTGCGATGGCATCATGCTATAAGCAATTACCATTTTATCTACATGATCTACAACTGACATAAGAGCCTCACGCAGATAGTCACCTGCATAGTGTATAGTCATAAATCCTAATACTTTAATTTTGCTCATATATCTCTATTAAATTCTTTACCATTTTATCAAATGTATAATTAGCCTTAACAAACTCATTGCCCTGCTTTGCTATTAGATCCCGCTCCTCTTTATGGTCATCTAGATAGTATCTTAGCAATACCATTAAATCATATAGACTATTCCATGTCCTAACGTGAACATGATCTATAAAAGGCATATTAGGATAAGCCTTGCATAAACAGAACGCACCTGAGCCTAGTATTCTATAAATCCTATCAGAACTATAAGAGTCCTCATCATAATGGCTCAGGTTAATGGCTATCTTTGTAGCTCTATATGCTTTTGACTCCTCAGCCTGTGAATGATTATAGTTTCCGGCTACATTAAACCAGTTATTGCCATAAACGCCGTACTTATCGCCAAAATGCTTATGTAGCATCGTATTCATGTCTATACGCAATCTGCTAAGCGGAAATTTATCGCCTCCGTAATTATTACCAAAAAAAGAAATCTCTCTGCAATTACCTATATCGCCGTCTGGCTTATATATCTCAGGATCATAACCTATCTCTAAATATCCTCCGTTTACTACGTTTGCCACATCTCGCATATTAGAAAACAAAGTCTTATTTATATGAGGTGACATTGCAATCATCCATGCAGGAGTTTCATCTCTTATATCGCCGTTCCAATTACAAATCCATGCGCCTGTTTCTCGCATAGCCTTTACAGTTTCTATATGTATAATGTTAGGACTTTGTATCTGCATAAAGATAATATCAGGTCTAAACTCTCTCGCTATTCTAATCGCTTCTTGGTTTACATCCTTTGCCCCTGTTGATAACTCTATGTAATCTGTGCAGTTAGTCTTAAAGGCTTTACGTGCTGAATCATTTGGCGGAGGAGCTACCATTAAACCTAAGTGGAAAATTCTCATACTTTACGGATATTATCCCAATCTCTCAGGAAATCTAAAATTGATGGGTAATTCATACGACCTGCACCGCATTTTCTGCGGACATGAATCCAACCATTTATAACGCCAACACAAATTACATACTCCTGATTCTTGTATAATCCTGCTTGACCTATAAAATTGGCTTTAAACATAAAGCAAATATAATTATTTATATAACATAATAGAATAAAAAAAACCTGCCAAATTAATGACAGGCTTTTCATCCTTACACTTATTAACCAAAAAAATTAGCTAGGATTAGCGTTTAGAGATCCAGTTACGAATGCATCTGTGTAGTATATTGGTAAAGCAATACGACCTTCAACACGAACTGTAATTTTGTTTTCTCTTACGTTTGTTCCATCTTCTTCGAAGAATCTTACAATCGGATTCTCACGTACAAATAGTTGCGCACCTTTTGACCAGTCACCAACTAAGTATTTAGAATCGCTCATTGCAGTAGACTTGAAGATAGGAACTCCAGAGATAAACATTTGACCATTTACAAGATCAACTGCAACTCCACCCGGAAGAGTGTAGTCATTAGTAGTGCCTCTAGTTAGCATCAACGCATAGAATTGCTCTGGACTTAACAAGATACCATTTGCAGAGTGGTTATTGCTTTCAATTTGTGCAACTGAATCTAGCAACTTCTCAACCTGAATGGTACGGAATCCTGAGTAAGCCTCAGCATTGGTAATCAAACCACCTAGATTTGGCGAAACACCAGATCCGTTCAATAGTTGATTATCCTCAGCGTCAAGATACTGCTCTAGTAAACGGCTTTGAAGATAAGAACGCATAGCAGAGATATCATCTAAAGCCTTGCGAGTTATACGAAGATAACCTGCAATGAACTCACTTGGTGCAACCTCTTCTGTCAAATCGTAATCAATTTGAGATTTTGTACCTGAATTATCTGCCCATGCTGCAACTGATCCCTCAGAACCTGTCTCCTGAAGATAGTGAATTGCTGAAGTAGTCATAACTCCAGTAGGAAGTAATGATCTAATGTGCAACTTACGTGGCGCAGCAGGAATGATACCTGGTAGCATCTGCACGTTTGCAGCAGCAAGATCAGTAATGTTAGCTAATGACATATCGCCAACTGTCTTTAATTCCATTGCAAATTGCTTGATTTCTTTTCTACGGAATTTCTCCAAATTATCAGAGTTCTCATCCATAGCAGTTGCAAAAGCCTTATTGAAAGAAATTGGAGCTGCTTCTTGAGCATCTATTTTCATTCTATTAGCTTCTGATTTTGCTTCTAGTAATGCTTTATCCATTGCATCAATTCTAACAGTTGTAGATTTTTGCAATTCTTCTAGCTTTAGATCAGCTGCCTTTGTAGCTTCGCTGATAGCGTTTGCAATGATAGCCTTAGCCTCATCAATTGTTTTGGCTTTGTTTGCGTCGAGCAACTCCTGAGCCTTTAATTCTAAATTTTCCATTTTTACTTTTCTAAATGTTTTATTAATTCTGTTAATATATTCGGCTCATCTTTTACTGGAGTGACTGATGTCGGCTCTGCTTCTGATAGTGAATTTTTACCTAATGTGAACGCCTCTAATTGAAATTGCTTTAATGCTATTTCCAATCTACCAAAGCCTTCATCTGTCAAACTACCATCTTTTAGTAGCTTAATCATTTTTGCAACCTGATCATTTATCTCTGCCATTGTCAAAGACTTGAAGCCTGTGAATGGAGTCTGAGGATTAGCACCCAAAGTTACATTTGATCCTTCGTATAATTTAATCTCTTTGATCATGCGCATTCCTGTCTGTTGATCATAGTCTGATTTAATAGTTGAAAAACCAATTGAATGCTGAACTACAATTCCCTCAGCATAAAGAATCATTGCATCCCTGCCGTATGATGTAGGTGCTATTTTACTCTCAAAGTATATACCTCTCTCTTGAGCCTCTAAAACCATAGGCTTACCATGCGGTTGAGCGTAGTTATGCTGGTTTAAAAAGAATATCTCATTTGATCCCATAGGACCACGCTCTGCGATTGTTTTAGTTGCTGCACCGGGCATGATAATATCATCATCATAATCCTCATTGCCAAAACTTGCAAAGTAGCCTGTAACTGTCATCCTTTCAGAATCCATGTCTTTTATCTCGGCTTTGTAATTCTTATACTCTAATAATCCTTTCATGATTAAAAAATTTTATGTAAATATACTATTCATTATCTATTTCTTTTAATTTTCTTAAATAGTCAGGCGTTCTCGGCTTTAGTATCGGTAAGCCATCATCATCCTTTAACGCTTCAGTTGCCATTACACATCTGCAATTTACAACTTCCTCAGCAGGTGCGCCAACTTCACCAGGATACATCATTGGAGTTCCGCCAACCATAAAAGGCTGATTTAATCCAATTCGTTTTTGTTTCATTGCTTTATGCGAATCTCTTGTTCTCTTATCGTTTGTTTTAATCCAGAACTTTACAACCTCATAATCAGAAGTTCTAGCGCCTACATTTATTCCGTGATTTGCAGCAGTAGTTGATTCTGTCCTAGCAATTACTAAAGACCTTGCCCTGTTAAATGCAGGATCATTTAGCGTTTCTTCAAATAGCTTTGCCTGATCTCTTCTGGACAAATTTTGCCCTAAAATATTAGCTAATAAGTTGTTTATAATATCTTTAGTTGTATTATCTATGCCTGTAACTTTAGTACCTCC